AGGAAACGATCCCGAGCCCGAACCGGAGTTCAGCCCACCCCCGAGCAAATCCTGAAACAGTGCGAAGAGCACTTACGCGCACCCTTGACGGACTGGGACACGATCTACATCCGAGTTCGATCTTCCCGGATCGGCTCGGATTTCCCCGCCTCACGTTTTGTAAGGACACCTATTAGCACTATCCGCTGGCTGCTGCGTCAACTTGATGACGCTGATAAAGCAGAAGCAAATATAGCGTCAGTATCCACAGCAAGACTCGCACAGATAGTAGTACAAGTAGCTCATGGATTGTCGGGCTCTAAGCAGGCAGCACCCAAGAACAAGCTGACCGAGTTTCTACCGTTTCCAGACTGGAAGCCGTCGTCTACCGAGGTCGACGGGCCGGATCAACCCACAAAGTTTGTATTGTCCGAGCTTGTGCGGACTAGGCAAGTGCCCTTACATGTATTCACTGCCCTGTCCACCTCTGTGGGATAGCGGCCGTACCATACGGATAACGAGTAGCGCTCAGAGCCGTGGCCGACTACACAATCAGGGTAGAGGCCCAGACACGCGAAGCAGACGAGAAGCTGAAGCGGCTAGACCGACATCTCAATGATGTTGAGCGCAGTCGGAAGGTCAACCTACAACTACCGAGCCTGCAGGACGCAATTGATGGCGTTGAGACCTTAGGGAAAGCACTCAATACCACCTATTCGATAGCAAGAAATCTGCCCGTAGTAGGCGGACGAATTCAAGACGTAGAAACTGTACTGGGCAAAGTAGGTAAGACAGGGGAGTACGTAGCAAAGTCGTTCGAACTCATTAAAGCAGCGTCACCTGGGCAGATTCTGACTACGAGTTTTAGGGGAGCGACCGGCGCTATCGATGGCGTAGCTAAGAGCACAGCAGCGCTTGGCTATACCGTCTTTGGTGTCACTCAGTCTGTTGGGGTCCTGCGGCAGGCCTTCGGTGGATTCTTCGATGAAACCATTGGCCGAGAAGTCAGGCTGCAAGAGGCGCTGCTTCGCACAAAGACGACGCTCGTATCCACAGCGGACGTGGCTGCGAACGGGAAACGAATCACTGATCCTTATCAAGCGATCGTAGCCCTGAAGGGGCCAATCAACCAAACAATCGAGAGCATCCGAGCACGGTCCTTGGAAATTGCAGGGACAACGTCTGATGCCATTGTCCAGGTCTTTGGTGTTGTGGCATCACAGATCGCATCTGTCGGCGGCTCCCTCAAGGATGCCGAAGATCTTGCAATCAGCTTCAGTGCTGCCTTAGGGACGCTGGGTCTGTCAGACCCGATGTATGCCACCCAGGAGATTCGCTCCATCCTGACCGGCAACATTGACCAGAACTCAGTGTTGGCACGGTCTCTCGGTCTAACAAACGAAGAGGTCCAGAAAGCCAAGACCTCAGCTGAAGGACTGATCGGGTTCCTCCAGCGCCGCTTATCCGCATTCACAGCCGGTCAGTCCATCGCCGCCAAGAGCTTTGGTGGGATCATCAGCAACATCCAGGAATTCCGCGAGGAAATTAGCCGAGCTTTTGGCCGAAGCTTCTTGGCGCCCTTACTAGATGGACTAACCGTCCTGTACCAGCGTCTACAACTGGTCTTCAAGAGTACGTTCGGCATTGCCGACGCTCTCGGGAAAAGCTTTAGCGCTGTAGGAAGAGGCGTCATTGGGGCCGCCGCTGCCGCCCCGAGCCTGGCTGGCATCAGCCAACGAGACCAAGTCGATGCATTCAAGAGCGTCGAGCGAGGCTCTGTGCAGCTGTTCCTGAGAATTCAAGAGGCGATCGACAAGCTCCGACCTCAGATCGCGTTACTGACGGACCAGTTCGTCAAGGGCATTGCCCAGATCTCTGGTGGACTCATAGCCCTATTGAAGGGATTTGCTTCGTTCAAGTTTGAGCAGTTCAAGATCTACATCACAGCACTAACAGGACTGGGGAACATCCTAAATGCAACCGTACTCCCAGCCCTAACGAAACTACTGGAGATCTATGGTGCCATTCTTGCCAATCCATTCGCCCAGTACATAAGCCAGGTTGCCGCGAACTTTAAGATCCTCAACGACGCAGGTGTACTGCCTCTGATCAGGACTCTTTACATTCTGCCTGGTATCTTCGAGAGTCTTAAGGTTGTTTTTGGCTGGGTAAGCACCGCAATAAAAGCTCTCGGTACCGCTGTCACCGCAGCCTTTAATGGTGTTGCAGGTGCTATTGCCGGTGCCAGTGCCGGTCTAGCTGCACTAGGCAAGAGTCTTGTTTCCCTCGGCACACTAATAGCTCGTGCTTTGCTGGGCGGAATTCGGCTGGCAGTGCAAACACTGGGTGTGTTTCTCATTGACTTAGCTGTTGCAGTCCAAGCTGCAGCACCACAGTTTGGCCAACTCGCTGTTTCAGTCAGCAGTGTCGGCAAGGCATTCTTAAACATAGACAGACACGTCAAAAAAGCACAAGTTAGTGTTGCTGAGTTTGCACTACAGAGCACAGCACAACTTGACAAGCTCGAGGTCAAAGCCCAAGAAGTCGCCGGTGCTATGCGTAACATCGGCACTACTGTTTCCAGTGGATTCCAGAAAGCCGCAGGGGCAGTTACAGGCTTCGTAGGCAGTTGGGTGGTTAGCACTGCGAAGTTTCTGGGTGGAATGCTGGCTTGGCAACTTGCTTTTACCTTAGCCTTCGATCTACTCGGTCGTTGGCAACGGCGCCAGCAGGAGATTGCGGAACAAACACGCACCGAGATCGCAATCAAGCGCCTCAGCACCGTCTATGCCGAGGTCGGCGAGAATGCAACAGCAGCCACAAAAGCAGCGAAAGAGTTTGAACAGCAGATTGTCAATACTCGTACAGAAGAACTAGCTAAGAAGATGAGCGAGCTTGACGCGGCAGTCAAGCGGGCACTGGACGTTAAGCAGGCAAAGGGTTTCGCAGGCACGATGCGCCAGTTAGCGGCAGGACTAAACTTCAGCAACTTAGATGTCCGGCCAAAGAAGACAGGAGATGGCACTCAGGAAACTCAAATACAAGCTCTGCTGAGAACTCGTAGGGAAGAACTCATCAAGGTCCGTCAGGAGTACGAAAAGCTTGCCAAGTTCGAGGACCAGCGCAAGCAGGCAAGCAAAGCACAGGAGGATGTGCAGCTACTCGCCAAGGAGCGTCGCGACATTGAAACGCGCCTCGCCGAAGAGCGCAAGCAGCTCACTCGCGAGATCGTCGATAAAGAGTTCAGCCTGCGGCAGGAATACTTACGAACTGAACAGAATATCTACGAGGCAAGAAGGCAGCTCGACCAGAATGCGCTTGACCAAAAACTCAAGCAGGAGCAACAAGGCCTCAGCGGAGTTCGTCAGCAGGTAGCCCAGATCCTTGGAGACTACGAGAAGTCGCTATTTAACGCCCAGACCGAAGCACAGAAACGCCAGTTTGATCTTGCCCGGCAGCGGGAAACTATCGAGAAGGAAGTCAGCGATTACAAACTGAAGCTGGAGGATCAGACTTACAAGCTTCGCATCAAGCTCGGGGAGTACAACAAGAAAGTTGCGGACTACGAAGCAAACGAACGGATTCGTAGCGCAAAAGCAGTTCTGGACTACGCAATGCGAGCCGCAGCTCTTCAGGCCGAGGGCTTCATCGTGTCACCTGAGGAACGCGATCAGTTTATGAACGCGGCAGCTCAACGTGGTATAAGCGCGACCAAGTCACTTGCGCTGTTGAAAACAGGTGCAGCATCAAGCTTAGGTATAGCTCCAGGAGCCTCGCCAAGTGATGTTATCGACAAACTTGTTGAGCAGTTTGGGACTGCCTTGAGGGCAGACAGTGGTTCGTTCGAACAAACCCTTAATGCCCGAACCAAGGCACTTTACGGTCAAGCCACCGGAGGTACCTACGCCTTGCGTACAGCCGAAGCTGAACTCGGGTCTCGTCGTTTTATCAAGTCAACGCCCACAACCCCTCCTAGGGCTCAGGGCTTTACCGAGTACGCCACAGTCGTTGAATCAACAGTTACCAGGCTGCGGGCAGCACTTGATAACGTCTTGAAGACCACGATACGTATGGCGGACGAGAGCCTAAAGATAGCCAATAAGCTGGCTGCGAACGAGGTCAAGAGCAGACTACTGGATCCAAGCCTATACACAGATGCACCGGTGCCGGAAATGATCCGGGACAACATCGAAGCGCTACGCACGCGGATTCTTGACCTCGGCGCCGCAGCGAGAGCTGGCTCGACCTCAATCGATCCACTGACTACGCGCTTGCGGCTAATAGAAGAAAACCTGATGGCTGCGATTGATCAGGTGGCAAAAGCCAAACGCGCCCGTGGGACGAATGTGACAGACGCAATGGTGAGCAACTCAAAAGACCTAGCTCGCCGCTACATAAATGGCAAGGCGACGCTGGGAGATTTGAACAACAGCTTTAGTAATGATGCCTTTGGATCCGCCCTTAAGTACACGGTTGCCGGAGCAGGAGCAGCGGCTGACCGAGAGCGGGCCAATGCCCCATTAAGAGTGGAGGAGCGAGCCCTCACCATTGTTCGTGACCTTAGTGAGGCTCTCACCAAGCTCCCTGACACAGTTCAGCAAGAAAAGATTCGCCTGGTAACTGAAGCACGCCTAGCTTCAGCCGGTGACGACCCTATCACGCGGCGTGTGTTAGCCGTAGAGACTGAACTGGCGGCCTTCCGGATCCAGAACAAGGACGCTCTAAGAAATCCGAATGCCGCGGCTGCTTTCAATAACTATGGACAGAAACAGCTCACAAGTGCTCGCGAGCTTGGCACCCTGGAGGCACGTCTGAACAACCCAGTTGGCCAGCTTATAGCCCAGTGGAATAGTGAGCTTAAGAACACGCGGAAGAACATTGCCAGCCTCGCGCAGACCATCCAATCCGAGCTCGGGTCGACGCTTAGTACCGCCATCAGCGGTGTCATCTCGGGTACTGCAACCATTGGCGAAGCCTTTGGTCAGATGTTTGCCAACATCGGCAAGGCTTTTCTTGATATGGCAACTCAGATGATTGCCAAGGCATTGATCATGAAGGTACTGGGTATCTTTATGGGAGGTGGCAGTAGCTCCGGTGCCCAATCGGTTGCGAACCTCAACGCAGGCGCCGCAGAGTACGGAACCGGAGCCTCGTTCACTATGAGTGACTTCGGTGGGTTCCGCGCAGCCGGCGGTCCCGTCTCCGCCCGCACCCCCTACATCGTTGGCGAACGTGGCCCCGAGCTGTTCGTCCCCGGATCTAGCGGTTCCATCGTCCCCAATCATGCGATGGGTAGCGACAAAACCGTCGTTAATGGTGGCATCAATATCACCGTACAAAATACTGGCGAAAGCCTCGGTGCGGAAGCCCAGAAACAAATCGCTCGTCAAGTCCAAGGTATTGTGATGGGGACGCTGATGAATGAACGGCGTAGCGGAGGGATGCTGCGATGAACGCACTTGGTTTCCTCGACATTGACGACCTGCGCCTAACCTTCGACGCCACCGTCAAACGCAATACCCGCAGTCAGCGGGTGCAGTTTGGGGATGGTTACAGCCAAATCATCACGGACGGCCTCAATACCGAGAGCGAAGTGTGGCAGTGCCGCACGCCCCCCATGGCCGGCTCAGACACCTGGGGCTTAGAGGCGTTCTTCCTTCGGAAGCGTGGGACCTCCTTCTTGTGGACAGATCCTGATGCCACCAAGACCTTCTACGGGCAGTTCACGGCTGGTCAGCTGAGACTTGGATACACAAACATCAGCACGCTGACCCTAGCGGGCTATACACGTCCAACCAATTACACAGCAAACTTTGCATCAGGCATACTCACATCCGTCAACATCCCGAACTCACAGTCCGTGACGATCACGCTTGGGCTTGCCGCAAAGCAGTACGTCGTCCGTGATGGCTGGGAGATCAGCCACATTGGCTCCGACATTTACGGCGTCAATTTTGAACTGGAACGTGTGTACACATGACCCAGCAACCGCCAAACGCCCAAACCTTCAAGACACAGCTACCCGAGGTCGTTGACCTCTTCACGCTAGACATCACGATTTTGTTGCCGCCCGGCAGCACCGATCAGGCGATCTACCGCTTCTGCAACTGGACGCAGGTCGGCGGCACCGACGTTATCTACCAAGGTGACACCTACACCGCCCTCCCACTGCAGGCCAGCGGCTTCGAGCTAAACACCAGCGGCCAGCTGGAGCGACCCAGCATCACGTTCGCCAACGTCGGCCTCGGTATCACAGAACTCACCAACACCTACGACGACCTCGTTGGCGCCAGCGTTAGCCGGATCCGCACCCTCACCACCTACCTCGACGGCCAACCCGCCGCAGACCCCGACGCCTTCTGGGGCCCTGACTCCTGGGTTGTCGAGCAGAAATCCAGCGAAACCAAGCTTGCGGTCACCTTCCAGCTCGCTGTGCCATTCGACCTCGAGGGACGCAGCCTCCCCGGCCGCCGCCTGCTGCGCGAGCAGTGCCAGTGGATCTACCGCAGCGAGATCGGCTGCCACTACTCCGGTAGCAACTACTGGGATGCCAGCGACAACGTCGTAGCCACCCTGGCCCAGGACGCCTGCGGCAAACGCCTCAGCAGCTGCCAACTGCGCTTTGGCGCCACCAGCCGCCTGCCCTTTGGCGGCTTCCCCGGCCTCGTCGATTCCCAGGGCTAATGACACTCAGCAGCTACGCCAGCC